GGAGTAGTGACAAATGCTCGGCCATCTCCTACGGTTGTAGCTACTGCGCCGCCTGTACTCACATGAAGCGGTATATCCGCACTGCCACCTAATATATTTCCGTCATTATTAACATTTTGTACTCTTGATGCTTTTGTTGCTTCGACTGCCATTTTGTATCACCTTGATAATAATAAAAATGAGGTAGATTATTCTACCTCTTAATTGCCCTCGTAGACCATAATCTTGTCCACAGTCAGAGTTGGCGTAGTTGTTCCACTCGCTTTCACAATAGCAAACATGGGCTGCAATCCATCAGTATAGTTGCTCATGTCAAAGGTTGTAGTTGATGCTACCCGGGTCCATGTCAAGCCATCATCACTCGTATAGAACCGAACATCAGCACTATCAGTACAATCTATCTTGAGCCACTTATAAGTAGCTGCGACCATTGTAACACCCGTGGCAACATCATCGTTGTCATTAGTGCCATCGTCTGACTCTACAACAAGTGCCATGCTTGCTACAAGCCTGAACCAGGCATGTGCCACATTGCTATCCAACGTATCGTTCCAAGCAGCCCCTAAACCAACTACAACACCTTCAGCAGTTGTTATAGCAGTAGTCTTGATTTTGGCAACCATGACAGGACCTTCATCAATATCAAAGGTCAGGACATCATTGAAATCATATCCACAAACTTCAACTTCATTAGTAGCTGCCAAAGTTATGAACACGACATGACTACCATCCACTGGCACATGTGTTGGCGTACCTGTTGCCGATGTATCATTCAGTGTCCACGCTGCTCCAATATCTGTTCCATGGAAGTCATCATAGAATCCATCAGCCTGTCTCTGCATTGCATCCAGTATAGTTGCCAAATCAGTGTGACTTCTATCGACATTATTCAAAAGGGGACATTTTGCTTTGTCCCCGATTTGAGTTTCAGATAGAGTCACACCTCCTGCATCTTTTGTCATGTTGAATGCCTCCTTAGCTCACAGCTCTTGTAGCAACAATGATGGTTGTTTTCTTGAGTAGAGCACCAGCCAAAATTATGCTATTCAACACATAGATCGGTGTTGCAGTTACATGAGTTGCTGCGGTTGTTCCCATTGCACCTCTGCGAACAGTCATTGTGGTATCTGTCCATGCTGAAACTTCCATGATCTCATTGTCAAGTCTTACAAAGAAATGCGTGCCAGTTGCTGGCCATGTAGTCTTTGTTCCTGTTGCAATAGTGATGGCTGTTTCTGCTGCTGTCATGGTTGAACCATGATTACAATTTTGGGTCGGATAGACTGCTAATGGGTCAGGTACACCTGACAAATCTTTAACATCGAACCACAACGCAGGATAATCTAATTCAACCCAATCACTTGCAGTTACTTTATCCACTTCAACAAGATGCATTGTAATGTTTCCATTAACTACATCCAAGTCACTGGTGGGGGTTAATTGTGCGGCAGCCATTTTAAGCACATCCGGACAATGAACCCATACCCTCGGGGAACTTGTTGATCAGAGTCATGTAGACCTTCAGGAAGAACTTGTTGGAATCCGTAGTCTGCGCCAACCTCTGGAAAGTGATATCCTGTAACACTCTCTGTTCCATGAAGTTAGTATTGATACAAAGAACCCTTCGAGCTGCGGCGGTTGTCGGCATGAACTGAGATACTATCAATGGGAGTTCACCCACAACAGTATTAACAGACAGTGCCTGCAAGCCCCATGCAACTTTCGTATATGGATTCTGATACCTCACAGTATTCATGATCTGATTCTTCAGACTGGATGCAGTGTACGGGTCGGTTATCAGCAGGTTCGGAGCGCCCTTATCCACGAAACAATCATTGACCAGGGTGTCAACATCTTCAAGGGTTGGGGTTGCGCCAGCCATATCAGTTACGTTCGCAGTCAATAGTTTTATAAGACCGCTTGGCTGATACTGATTTGTCGAGTTGTCCCCGTTTATCAGTGCATTTTCAATAGTCTCATTCAACTCTTGAGTTTTGGTCATTACTGATCGGCGCATTGTGCTTTCGAAGTGAGCACCACCGATTTCAGCAACTCCAGTGACACGACCAGTGACTCTACAATACCGGATAGTGGAACTTGCCAGCTCTTCGGTGTCATCAGTCTCGGTCAGTGTTGGATCCTCTTTACCCCATGCTGCTGCGCCTCTTGCGGTCAGCCGGAAGTAATTTGCGGTCAGGCCTGTATTAGTGACTTTTGGGAGCAAAGCTTTGACAGGCGTGAACCTGCGTGTTATGTCGATTACACCACTATCATACGCAAGTGGCATAGGGACATATCCTGCTGCTCCACTGGATGCGCCCACATTTGCAGCCTTACCGAATGTTTCATTGTGCCAGTCCCGGACAGACTTTGCCATATCAGGGAAATGGTCTTGTGCGGGCTGCAATGGTCCATCGTACATCGTACCGTTTGGTATCTTACCGAATGAGGACATATATACTGATGCCTCATCGATTTCACCGGGGGACATAAATGCCATACTTATTTGCCTCCTGCTTCAGGGAATGCGGTCTTGAATACGCCTTTAAGTACATCGTATTTTTCAGGTTCTCCACCGACATCCTGCATGCCTTTCATCATCGGCATAGTTTCGATCGTCTTTACCTGTTTCTGAATCATATCCAATTTCTTAGATAGTTCATCTACAGTGCTCTTTACCACAAAGTCGGGCTTCTCGGCGGATGCCATTTTCTGAATCGTAGGAGCAAGTTCATCGACCTGTCCTTTCAGTTCTGCGAATGCATCAGACATCTTATCGAAGTCCGCCTTTGTCACTTCAGGAGTAGCCTGCTTTTCAAGCAACTCCTCTACATGTGCCAATTTCTCAAAGAGAGCATTTGATTCATCTTTGGAAATCGGCTCTTGGTTTTCTTTTCCCATATTTTTATGCTCCTTGGTAGGATATCAAGCCGCTCTTACGGCTATGAATGTGTCAACTGCTTTTATGAATCTGTTAACGTCTGAATCTTTTCTAAGTGCGATGTCAACAGCGTTTATGAATTTCTGTACTGCGGGATTGGGCTTTTTCTCATCTTCCAACTCTTTACGCTTTTTCTCTTCGTCAGTCAGTTCACTAACAGGACAATTATCACCTGTGCAGGCCATTTTCAATACCTGGAAAAAGGAACCCTTAGCACTGGGTGTATCAACAATGGATGTTTCCAGCCATGACCGTACAATGATTTTCCCTTCCTTTGTGAACTCTTTTACTTTACCGCCGATTGATAGACCTGTGAATATGCCTTCGTCTATCATACCTCTGAGCCATTCAAGTTTTGAGCTTTTACTCATCTTGATTACAAGGAATGGTTTTGCACCGAAACTTGTTGTCCATTCTTTACCAGCACTATCAACATATTTTTCAATAACTTTGCCAACTGCACCTTTCCATTGCGGGGTTGTATCATGCATGAATTTGACTATTGGATTTTTCATGTACTCGCCGTAAACTAATTTAAGTGAGTCCATGTCCATATACTGCAAATCTACATCTTCATCACCGTTTGATGCATAGCCTGCCAGGTATAGATGGCCGCCACTATCACCAACTTTATTGAATGTCATGTCATATTGCCAGTTTTTTTCTATCATTTTAATCGCCTTTACTTATGGTTAGTAACCTTTGGTTAGTGTTCACGGGAGCCATATTTCTGCTCGATGTTCAAGTAATCCCGTCCTTTCCATGACGGTTTGTAGATTATTAGCAAATGCAAATATTGTATCCGGATGTCCCCAGTCAATTGCTGTGCCGGTTGCATTGAGAGTATTTACGACAGTGTCGCCGATGATTACTGAACAGACACGTGCTTCAGGTATGCAGCCTGACGGGATATTACCCGGCATAAATCCAAAACTCACTCAACCGCCCCCGCAAATGAAACATTGCATTTTAGAACATTGCACACATATCCACCGGGGGATATTAGACCAGTCAATAGGTCTGATATCTCTGCAAATATTCCGTGGACAGGTCGACTCCATACATCTTCGTGAGCAGCAGTTGTTAGTTTCAATTTGTAATCACCTTGCATATTTTAATCCGTCTTTTGTAGTATATTCTGGTAATTCGAATAAAGCAGTTTCATAGCAATTATGGGTCACAATTCCTTTTGCTATGAAACTGTGGTCATCTTCAACTTCAAGATTATATGTCATAATACTTTTTTTATGTGCAATACGCTCAATTTTCGAAATTATACATTCGATAAAACGATATTCCCCATTATGATTTGCAAGTATCCTTTCGATTTCATCAACACACGCATAAACGTCAGACTTGATTTGTTTATCTGTAAAATGTAATACTGTCCACCCGTTATCTTCTAAAATGTAATCTCTTTTCGCATCAGCTTCTTTGTTTTGGTGCCAGTACCAACCATCGCATTCGATTGCTATCTGTTTATCAACCACTGCAAAATCTAAAAAGAATCTGTCAACTTGGTGTTGTTTTTCAAATTCGATTTGTCTATGTTGTAATTCTGATTCCATAATTCTTTCAATCATAGTTCCAGAATTCATGCCCCGTTTACTCCACAAATGATTAAGGTTTTCATCACTTCTTAAATATGCTCGTCTATTTGGGTCAGTGAGGTTTTGTTTTGAAGTGGCAACACTTATTTTCTTTCTAATTTCAATCGTTTCTCTTTTATCTCTATAAACCCAATTCTTATCTTTTGCTAATTGTAAAGGATGTTGTCCAATCTTTGCCTTTTCAGCAAGAACCTTATGTGAATTTTTAGCAGATTCTTTTCTTAATTCAGGATTTTCTTTATTCCATTTATTCCAATGAACTTTTGCTTTTTCACTCATGTTTGTTCTGTGTTCTGGGTTTTTCCATTGTTCTGTAGCAACCGCACGTGATACACATCCTCTACTACAATACTTTCTACCAAATGGCATGAGATTTCCACAACCATGACATTCATCAGCCAACAAAACAACACTCTCCCCCTCTTCTAGATCTTGTGCTTCCTTAAAACCTTCAGTTGTCAATAATGGGTGTTCTGCTGTAATAGACAAACTTTCAGTCCAATTAGGCATATTATCATCAGAAACCCATTCAAAATGAATTTTATAAATGTCATCATATCGAGGATTGCTAAATGTATCAATGACTTTTTTAAACTGGCCTGTATGTGTAAGAACTAACTCACCAATCTCAATCTCTGCAATCGGCTTCAATCCTTTAGATGTAAAAACGGGTGTTTGATATCCAAAAATGCACCTATCATTAGGTCTAATATGTGGAATCATGTACTTATCGCCTGTTTTCGGGTCAACATACGGCTCGTCTATCTTCGCAATCTGACCGTTCATGCGCTTGCTATCAGCAGCGGTCTTATTATCAAAATGCGCTTTCCATTGTCGATATTTAGCGCCGCCTTCCTGCCATGCGTCCCGGCGCCCCTCCTTAGTAGCCACTAAGACCTGGTCTCTGACTAATCGTTCAATTTCCCAGTTTTGATATGAGTTTTCAAATAGTGTGCGCACCCGTGTTTCAATTTGTCCCAAAGCTTCTCGCTCGGACATTCCGGCTTTTACTGCTGCGTCCATTTCCTGATAGAGTTTATTAGCGTTGAATGCGAGGTCTCCTTTCGCTTGAGCCATGGCTTTTTCGGACAGTGCGTGTGTGCGGATACCTATTGCGGCGATTGCATCTATGTCTGGGAATAATTCACGTGTTAGTTTAACATCCACTGCACCTGTCACAAGTCCCATACCATACGCTGCGAGGGTTGCATGTTCAAGGATTTGACTGAACTGTGCTGCGTTTAACATTTCAATCAGTTTTTGGATGATTTCTAACATTATTTTTCCTTCTCGAATTGGATACCGTTATCGCCTTTATAAGGTTCTTTATGGCTTACCAATCCCGAAATTATTTCTTGTGGTATTCCCATGGGGAATGCATCACATTTCAAAACGCCATTATAATGTTTACATAAAACGCATTGGTGTGATAACATTATTTTACACCTCTTAATGTTTCTTCAAATGCCCTTTTTATGCTTTCAGGAATGGTTATCTTGGCTTCAATCGCTGCACCCGTTTCGGCAAACAATTCTTCATTATCTGATGCTGCATATTCCGATACTTTAAACCGTTCGTTTTTGTCTATATTTTTGATATTATCATTCCATTTTCCCTGTAGTTTTTTATGAGCAAAAACGGCATGATAAGCCTCGTGAATCATAACGTTTTCTAATGGATCTTTCGCATCCTGTGTGGTTGTCCACCGAACTGCATTTTTTAGTCCTTCTAAATCGTTTTCATTTTCTTTCAACATGTATTTCAGTTCTTCAGTGGTTTTTTGTGATTTGGTATTTTTTAAATCTTCAGATATGGTTTTGATATTTTCCTCTATTGTTTTCATTCTTTTTTGTTTTTTATTTTGGACAAGTTTTTTATCTTGTTCTATAACCTTTTCTGGATTTTTAGCAAAATCAGTATTGATTCCAATATAATCCGAAAGAACATCATCACCCTTTTTATCGGATATATATACACTATCCGCATCATCATAAAAACTCGTGGTACCGAGTTGAACTACGCCAATATCATGCTTTTTAAATACTTTATTCAACCCAGTTTCTATTGATTTCAGATTGCGAACCGGTATATTTTCATCAAAATAAACACCCTGCGTATATTTCGATGTTCCGACCATACCAGGCAATGGTTTTTTTGGAGTGGGGAGGGTTGTCAATTCTTTCAAATTATCCAGTATTTCTTTTATCTTAATGGCAGGTTCATCAGGTTCTGTTTTTCTTAATCGATCTACCGTTTCTTTCTTAGCAGTCGTATGCCCCTTAATACCTGACCCGGGTCCACCCTTCAAAAAGTCACCATTATACAATCGGTCAACCTCAACCTTCGCTTTCTGCTGTAACTCTTCCAACCAGTCCATCATCTCTTTAAGAGATTTATCTTCCAGCTTCTTGGTTTTAACAGGCTTATTCACACCGTCGTATGCTTCAGGGATGGGGACGAATCCGGGCGTGCCTGAGAGTGCTTCTGCTCGGGCAGCTTTGTTTGTTTCATTATTTGATTTGGGCGAATCATCACTAAACATATCTTCCCAACCAAGCTCTTCATCAGTCTCGCCTTCCTCTGGCTCTTCACCTGCACCACTCGGCAAATCATATTTCTCATCATCCCAGGTTTCCAAGCCGTCACGTAATCTCAGTTCATTGACTGAATCTAATCCTTTATCAAGGCGAACACTATCAATCTCACTCTGAACTTTCCTATCAGCTAAATCAAGTTCTTTCCTAAACTCAAATTTAACATCTTCAGTAAAATCTTTCCAAATGATATGACGGTTTATACTATCCTCTATTAAATCAAGCCAAGGTCGAATCCCTGCACTCTTATAAATCTGCATTTGCTGGATGCCAGTCGCCCTGTTTAACTCGTCGGTGAATCCAAGCTCACTTGGTGTCAGTGAAAACACCGCAAAAACCATTTTAGCAAACCATTTTTGAGAATCGATAAATTGCATCTGTTGAGATGTGAATGGCATAGACTGAACTTTCGCACCACCACCTGTCACTATCCATTTGTTGTATTTGCGGGGTCCTCTAAGCTTTGCTTCAAAGTATGCCTGTTGGCGTTTCAGTTCGTCCAGGTCCCGGACGTCAGGAAGGTCAATTTGACCACCGACAAATAATCCATTTTTCCAGTATTTGGATTGAGCTAAAGTAGAATCAATCATATAATCTATGATTTCTTCAATGATTTCCAGAGCTGCTATGCCGTAGGGTCCCCGACTCTGTGGTGATTTTTGGAAATAAATAATTTCATCAGGACTAAACTCAATCGGTTTACCCTGTGGATTAATCCATGAATATTGCCAGTATGTTTTTATTTGACCGAACAAACTGGTATCAACCATGAAACTGCGCCCGTCCCGAGCATAGAGCTGTAACGGTGGCAATTTCGTACTTTTCAAACGCCAGTTTTCTTTATCGTATGCGATAACCGGATATGATTTCAGTATTACACCTGCGTCATATTGGATGGCATCCGGGAGCATCATTCTTAACACATGCGAAAGTGGATTATCCCAGCCTTTAGCAGTGAAAAACTCGGTAGGTTTTGAAATATTCTCATCGGGCACATCGTCGCCTTTCGTTACAGGTACGATATCCCAATCGGCGCCTGCGACACTATCAACAATATGCTGAACGCACATCCTAACCCATACAGATTTTTCAATTTTCTCTAAGCGGTCATAATCAATGTCCCTTGGTCTGCCATACGGCGGCGCAAGCCAAAACGCATCGGTGTACACTGCTTTGCGTTTTATACCATCTTCATCTCCACTATCCCACCAGGCACCACCCGCTGTCTGCAAAGAATCAAAACGGTACATGTTGATACCCATGGCACCGCTGGCTTTTTGTAATAGTTTTGCTCTAAAATTCATGCAGTCACCTGTAAATCAACCGGCATAACTTGAATGTGATGCCCGCACTTGTCACATATACCATTTTTTATCGGCATCTTACCTGATATCATACCATACTCTGCACCACAGTCACAAAATACATAATCATAATCACCATCTGTTCGGAGTGATTCAAGCGGTGTATCTGAATCGATTAATCCAACTGTGCTAACACTGCCCAAGGTCAGCCGGGTAATAGCAATAGCCACTGAATCCAGCATGTCGTCATGTTCAGCGAATGGGAATTGTGCCCATTGGTTCCTGAATTCTGGCATACCGAGCATTTCAGTTTTGCGTAAAAGAACACTACCATTCTCAAAATGTGGAGCTATGGCGGTCATTTTAGTAATTTTATCTTTGACAGTGAGAACGCCAACAGCAGGAATCCATGTTGAATCTGCGATATGTTGCGCCATGGCTGCTTGGTATACGTTATTCTCGATGAGCACTTCAACAGGGCGCATTCCTGCGGTTGACCACTCTTCATACGCTGAGCATATTTTACTGTATGCAGTGGGGAAGTCCCAGTGCCCATGTCTGATTTCAATTATGTGAACTTTTCGTCTATTTGCCTGGTATCCTACCAATGCAATACATGTTTCATCAGCGTGTTCCTTTTCACTGATTGCTAAATCCACACCGATATAATAGGTTAGATTCTCAGGAAGTTCTGCCCATTCATAGTAATGTAACCAGTCGATATTCAGGTACTGCCCTTTCATGCCGGATGGATCGTTTTGTTTTTCTCTATCGAACATGATAGAACCGGCTTGCTGTCTATCGATTAGTAACTTTTTGATATCCCATACTTCCGGCCATAATACAACCGAATCACCTACAACTTCAACGTCTGTGATTATTTCATTTCCGTCTGAATCAGTCTCATAGATGTACTCATAGGATTCTGGCCATTCGATGATTGCTCTATCAATTGAACGATGCCATAGTGCATTGTCAATGAGTTGCTGGTATAAGTCAGCGTAATGTTTCCTTGTACCAATAACAAACATCTGGGTTGTGGGTTCCACTAACTGTCCTATCGTGCCATAAAACCAATTATTCATGGAGTCCATGCGCCCTTCTGTTTTGGTGTTCTCATCGTCGAGCATGTCGTCTACTATGATAATGTCGAAATGCCCACCAGTGATTGCACCTAACGCACCCACGGCTTCAACAGTAGGGTCCTTCAATTTGCGCCCGGCTTCATTTCGAGTGCACCAGATTGCGCCGCCTTCGCCTTTGTTTGTAATGAGGTTACCGTAATCTTGTATAATCTTTTTATTATGTTTCAGTTCTGACCTGATAGTTCCCAGTAATTTATTTGCCTGTCCGGACGTTTTACTGACCATCAAGATACGGACATTTGGGATATTGCATATTGCCCAGACTGGAAATAAATGACAAAAAAGTGTTGTTTTCCCGTGGTCTCTGGGACTTAATTGTAGGTGCCGCTCCCTATCTGTATAATTCAGCCACCTCATTTGATGTTCTGGCATGTCTAAATCTAAGTAATATTTTCCAAAATACGCCTTCGAATATTTGGCGATGGTTTTTGGAGGCAGGCTGTTTAGGGGATTAGTCATTACCTGCCTCCATGTAATGCGCTGGGTGGGGGTGAGAATATGAATTTAACCCAGCACGATTACTATTAAACATTACGTGTTGTATATCTTTATTTGGATATAAAACTTATTGAGTATGTAAAAGATAAAAAGTGTTTTATAGTAAAAGGTCTTTATGATTGGTAAGGGTGAATCATATGGATAAAACTGAAGAATATATTGAGATGTGCCGAAATGCCGACGACATTCAAGCATTATGGATTAAGAAAATAGGGGATTATTATTTCAACCCAGATTACTATTCTAATAATAAAGTATCAATAATATTCGATGGATATATCAGATGTAAAGAAGAAGGAAAAAAATGGTATGGAGGAACATATAATCATAATGAACAGGTGATTGATGGGGCTGTATGGCTACCTCGCCAAGACCAACTCCAAGAGATGATTGATTGGGAAAAAAACGGACTGTATGGTGTCGTTATGATCGATGCATTTTATGATTTTTCTAAAACTAATTATGACTCTGAACCATTCAATAATACTGAAATGTCGTGGGAACGATTATGGCTATCATTCGTTATGCACGAACTCTATAAAAAAAGATGGACTGGTACTAAGTGGGTGAGTGAATTCACATGAGTGAAAAATGGGAATATAAAATAGTTCCAAAATCATACACCGCCGAACAACTGAATGATTTGGGTCAGGACGGCTGGGAAATGTGCGGGATTGAGTACGTCGAAATACACGATTCTGAAATATTTTATTTCAAACGTCGATGTGACTCGTGTCCTCACTGTGAATTTTTAGCTGAAACATTTGATAATCCTTCATCAGGCAGGGAATATTATCTCATGACTGAGATTTTTGTTTATCTGCATGGCGGGCGTGTATGTGATTGTAAAAAGGTGATTGTATGAGGAATTACAATGAATGAAACTGACAAGGATAAACGAATTGACGAACTCGAAACTATAATTAATGACCAAGTATATCGTATTTCTGAACTGGAATATACTACCGCATTGATAACCATAATCATGCAACGAATGAATCCCATATTAGAACGTCATGGGAAAATGTCATACCCGGAACTCGGTAGAGAGATGTATTTTTTATGTTCTGCAATAAAAGGATTTAGAGAACATATAGGGGACTAACTATGAAAGACATAAAAATCAAAATGAAAATACCTAATGAATGTTGAAAAAAGAGGTATTCAGCGTATCATCGACAACTGTTTTCACAAACTAGGAGACATCAAATGACCACACCAATAAACGAAAAACAATACATCCGTAAAGAAATACCTACATCCAACCAGGCAATCTTCACATCACTTCTATCCAGCGCAGGACAGGGGATAATCCCGGCGTCTATTCGTTCAGGCCGGGATACTGATACACAATTCAAACTACCCGCCGGGTGCAAAGTTGAACTGCAAATAACGGGCGTGTACTATGAAGTTGTGCAGTGTTCGATTTGTGGTGAGGAGTTTATGATAGATGGACAAGGGTATAGTCATGAGTGTAAGGAGGGGTCAAAATGAGTGCTGCACCCTCAGGGAAAATACCACATTTGAAAAGCAACCGATATCCAGTCACTGGCGGCGGTGTTAAAATCATTCCACCTATCATGACCTGTAAATTCTCAGTACATGATTATTGTACAATTGCACCAAAAGCAGTGGTGGATTGTAATGGTA